CAAGGCTGCGCAGGAACTTGATGATATGAAACGTGAAATGGCGTTTCTAAAGGCCGGGGTTGATACGGACAGTAAGGCTGGACAACTTCTATTTAAGGCTTATGACGGAGAACTAGATACTGATCTCTCTGGCTCCGACCCTGATACGGACGCTGAAGACTCAGATGGCCATGAAAAATTAAGAGAACAAGATCACAAATGGCACAGAGAAAATGTTGCCTACAGATTCACCTGCTATGAAATGCAAGCAGCTGGCATAGTTCCATGGAACCACCTTGAAGAAGATAATTGCGACCTTATGGGAACAGAAGATAATACGAATGAGGAGACAGAAGAGGAAATAGATAGATCTCCAATAATCGAGTGGGATGAAGAAGGTGAAGCAAATATAGCTGAACAAGACGCTTTAGAGGGCAGGAACTGGGGAGATACTCAATACTCAGATGGCGCAGCTTTCCCTAGCATGTACGACCCTGCTCCTCCTGTGGTTGAACCACCAGTAATTGATCCAATAACACAACCCGGACCTACTATATCTTACGAAGATTCTATTTTATTTAATTTTACGCCCAGAGAACGGCATAGTTATTTGCTTAACCAGATAAATATGGGCATGGAGCCGACACGCGGTTATACAGGCCCAGACGGAGTATATGTAGATTTAACAACAGTATACCCTGATATATTTAATCCTGATTATGTAACTTTTCCTGATATAGGTCGGCCCTCCATTCCCGCTTTCGAAACCACTCAGCCTATGCTGCCTATGCGCGGCGGCGGTTACGTAGATGACTACCGCATGAACCGGGGCGGGATTATGGATTTACGCGAGCCTCACCGTTACAACCGTGGCGGAAATGTTATGCGGAATATCCGCGATGAACAAGCGCGTGTCATAGGTGTTCAGGACGATGCCGCAGATGAAATGAACCGTATCCGCTATCATTCAGGCCGCGATGCGCGGGACGAGCGCTTTCGGGTAGCCGCCCGTGAACGAGATGCTCGCGAGGAAATGGGTAGATTACACGCGGCGAAGCCCGTTACGAAGATATGCGTGGACGTGGACCGAGGGCCTTTGGTCATGGTGGCGGCGTAGCATCCTTGGCCCCCGTAGCGCGAAATATGTTTCGGAAACGCCGCTTACCCCGTGCAGGTATGGTAGTGTAGAATGGCGGTTTTAACGCCTGCTCAAAGGAAAAAATCGGCAACGGTTATTCAAAAAAAGAAAGGCCGCACCCGTTATCGTTTTCCCATACCCGATAAGACACATGCACGAGTTGCGTTGGCTCGTTTACCAAACGCAAAAGGTTTGACAACTACGGAACGCAAGAAAATTAAAGATAAAGCGAACCGAATGTTACGCAAGAAATAGAGGTTTAACATGGCACTTCCTCCAAACACCCCTTTAATGGACGTAGTAAACTCCATTGACGAAGGCGACTTAGAAATAGAAATGGGTGGCACTGAAGTTATGGCAGAAGATGTGCTGCCCGAGGGCCTTGATATTCAAATCGAGGAAGACGGCGGCGTAGTTATAGACTTTGATCCTTTTTCTGCTATGGGTGTAGATGAGGGTGATTTCTATCGGAATCTAGCCGAAGATATGGATCAAACGGAGCTTGGGACGTTATCGAGTACGTTACTAGGTGATTTTGAAGCAAATAAAGCTTCTCGCGGCGATTGGGAAACAGCTTACGCAAACGGGCTGGAGTTACTTGGGTTTAATTATGAAGAGCGAACGCAACCGTTTCGTGGTGCTACAGGTGTAACCCATCCGTTATTGGCAGAAGCCGCCACACAATTTCAAGCACAGGCGTTTAATGAGTTATTACCCGCTGGTGGTCCTGTACGAACTTCGGTTATGGGCGATCCTTCCCGTGAAAAAGAAGCCCAAGCGCACCGTGTCAAGGACTTTATGAATTACTACATTACTAATGTAATGGAGGAATACACCCCTGAATTTGACCAAATGCTGTTTTATTTACCGTTAGCAGGGTCTACGTTCAAGAAAGTATATTATGACGAGTCGCTAGGACGGGCGGTTAGCAAGTTTGTTCCCGCAGAACACCTGATTGTTCCATATGAAACATCTGATCTTGAAACCTGTCCTAATATCACACATATCTCTCGTATTAACTCAAATGACCTGAGAAAGCTGCAAGTAAGTGGTTTTTACAGGGATATTGACGTAATGCCGTCGCAGTCTGGTCCGTTGGACAATAGCGCGGTAAGCAAGGAAATGGACTATATCGAGGGCGTTCAAGCGTCAAACATAGATTATGACTGTACGCTGGTAGAATGCCACGTTGATTTAGACTTAGCTGGTTTTGAAGATACCGATAAAGACGATGAACCTACGGGAATACAGGTTCCCTATATCGTAACGATTAGCGAAGATAACGGTCAAATACTAGCAATTCGGCGTAATTACGCAGAAGACGACCCGTTACGTAAAAAAATACAATATTTTGTGCATTACAAATTCCTACCGGGATTTGGGTTCTATGGCCTTGGCCTGATCCACACAATCGGCGGGTTGTCTCGTACAGCAACCGCCGCGTTGCGCCAGTTAATAGATGCAGGGACGCTTTCAAATCTTCCCGCAGGGTTCAAGGCCCGTGGACTTAGGATCAGGGACGACGCTGATCCGTTGCAACCGGGCGAGTTCCGTGACGTAGATGCTCCAGGGGGAACTATACGGGAAAGCTTGATGCCTTTGCCGTTTAAGGGTCCAGACGGGACTTTATTTCAACTACTAGGTTTTGTCGTAGATGCGGCCAACCGTTTTGCAACTATTACAGACTTGAAGATGGGCGATGGTGACCAAGGCGCTCCTGTTGGAACGACAATGGCAATGATGGAGCAAGGCTCGCGGGTCATGTCGGCAGTACACAAAAGACTGCATTACGCAATGCGCCAAGAGTTTAAATTGCTCGCTAAAATAATGTCCGACTATTTACCTCAAGAATACCCTTATACGGTAGAAAACGCCGACCGGACTATTATGGCGGAAGATTTTGACAATCGGGTATCTATCATCCCTGTTTCCAACCCAAATGTATTTTCACAATCGCAACGGATATTATTAGCGCAAACGCAAATGGAACTTGCAGCCCAAGCACCAGATTTGCATAACCCTTATGAAGCTTTCCGTAGGATGTACGAAGCGCTAGGGGTACGAGATATAGATAAAATTCTTAAACCTCCTTCGTCTGATGAACCTGTGCCGAAAGACCCCGCACAAGAAAACATTGACGCTTTGGAAAACACACAACTACGGGCCTTTGACGGACAAGACCATGACGCACATATTATGGCTCACTTGGTATTCGGAAGTTCACCCATCGTGGCATCGCTCCCACAAATTGCCGTGGCGTTACAAAAACACATTATGGATCACGCTAAAATTAAAGCTGAAGAAACTGCTATTGAAATGGTAATGCAGCAAAACCAAGGGCAAATGCCCACGGAAGATATGCAACCTATGATAGAAGCAATGGTTGCCCAGTTGATTGCTCAAGAGTTACAGAACATAAAAGCGTTAGGCCGACAGGTTGCAGGCGGTGGAGAAGAACAACAAATTGATCCGTTAGTGGCCTTGAAACAGCAAGAACTGGCTATAAAAGAACAGCAAGTTAGTGCTAATATAGCGCAAGACCAAGCAGAACATCAGTTAGATACGGTTAAAGTGCAAGAACGCGCTCGTCAGTTTGATGAGCGGCTGGCTTCTCAACAAGATATGGGACAAGATCGTATTGACGCAGCTTATGAACGTGAACTATTAAGGCTTCGTGCCAAGGAAAGGAATAGATAAATGGCTACAGTACATTGGAAGGGATCGCCTGCTGGCGCTGCCCCTAAACCTCAAAATTATGCACAAATAGGCGATCAAGGTCGCATACCTTATGGAAAGTTAGTAAATGAAAAAACTCCAAATACGGCAAAGGCTAAAATCACTACGGGAAAAAGTCGTGGCATGGGTGCAGCGTTGCGCGGCGGCAAGTTTACGATTGCTTAAAAGGTGTAGAGATGCCCTTAAAAAATTCTTCCTCGCAGAAAGCGATTAGCCAAAACATTAAAACGCTTGTGCGTGAAGGCAAACCGAAAAAGCAAGCGGTAGCTATTGCCCTAGATGTGGCTCGACGCGCACAGAAGAAAAAAGTTGGCGGCGAAATACGTTCTATGGAAGCTGACAAATACCCTAAAAAATACAGCCCTATTGTGCGAGTTAAGCAAAGATTCATAGGCACGGTATGAACAAGACCATAACGGTAGACCCTCAATCAAGTACCGTTACCATAGAGCAAACCTCTCAACCAGAAACGCCGCCCGTATCCGTTATGGGAAACAGCATATACACAGGCTATGGCTGGTGGGTAGACATAATATTAATAGCAATAGTGTTAATTGCGGCTTATGCGTTTAAACAATGTATGGATCGGTGCTTTCGGGTACGCCGTATTAAGCGCAGAATTAGAAGATAATGGCTGGCGAGCGCACGGCAGCAGCAAAGAAAATTGCTAAAGCCCTAGAAGAAAACGACACAAACAACGACGGTAAGATAGATTCCAGCGAAATAGCTAGTTCTAAAGAATTATTAGAAATAGAATTACGGGAAGAAAAAAGTCATGCTCAAAGACGTATGGCGTGGGTTGCAATGGGAGCAATGGTGTTTTTCAGTATAGCGCTTTACACTCCATTAGTTCCTATTCCTCGTGTTAATGCGTTAGCTGATTTACTTGGGGGGTTTTATATTGCTCAAGCAGGGGTAGTTGCTGCATATATGGGCGTTTCTGCATGGATGGGTAAAAAATGATAAGTTTAATAGGAAGTGTAATCGGGTTTACCACAGGGTTTTTACCTGAAGTATTGAATTTTTTTAAAAGGAAGCAAGAACACGCTCAAAAACTGGAAATGATGCGTTTACAACTAGAAATGGCTGGAAAACGCTCAGAATTACGTTTATTAGAGCTAGACAGAGAAGCAGATATAGCCGAAGCACACGGGATTTATGACCATGATCGAAGCCTTGACTCTGGAAAATTTATCAATGCTATTCGGGGTAGTGTTCGTCCTGTTATTACTTATGCCTTCTTTCTAATGTTTTGTGCAACGGAAGCGGTAATTGTGGTTAAAGTATTAAATTCTGGAGGAAACTGGATGGATGCAGTTACCTTGATGTGGTCACAGGAAACCCAAGCGTTATTTGCTGCGGTAATGAGCTTTTGGTTTGGAAATAGGGCTGTAAGTAAATATCTTAAAGTCAAGTAGGTGCAAATGACAAACAATAACGACGATAGCACTAAAATTACTAGAGTAAACGACTCCACTACAGTAGCAATGCCGCTTAGAAATATTATAACTATTATTTTAGTGTCAGGATTAGCTGTTTGGGGGTATTTTAATGTTGCAGAGCGTTTAAACCAGCTTTCAACCACACTAACAATGTTGCAGATAAGCGTAGAGGCCAACAACGAATTTCGTATTCGCTGGCCTAGAGGTGAATTAGGAGCTTTGCCTGACGATTCCGAACAATTTATGCTTATTCAACAGTTAAGACAACAATTTGACCGTTTAGCTGAAAAAATTGAAGAAGGTCGCGCTCCCGCAGATCAACAACAGACCTTACGCTTAGAGTTTTTTGAAGACCGTTTGACCAGAGTAGAAGAGTTAATAGGGCGAAACGGCTATGGCCGCAAGTAATTATGATGTATGCCTAGATAGATTGCTGGAACACGAAGGGGGTTATGTAAATCACCCTGATGACCCTGGTGGAAGAACTAATAAAGGGATTACACAAAGGGTTTACGAAAAATATTTACAACGATCGGTTACGAAACAAGAGATAAAAGACATACCAATAGAGCATGTATCGGATATTTACAGGGAAAACTACTGGAATCAAGTAAGTGCTAATGATTTACCCTCGGGTGTAGATTTTTGTGTGTTTGATTGGGCGGTAAATTCAGGTATTCGTCGTCCATCACGGGCCTTACAAAAGACGGTTGGTGCAAAAATGGACGGTAAAATTGGCCCTAAAACCATAGGTTTAGTGTTTGAATGTGACCCTGAAGCTATAATTGAAGAAATATACACGGTAAGAGAGCTTTTTTACCATAATTTACCGCGATTTGATGTTTTTGGTAATGGTTGGTTACGTCGAAATGAAGAGACACGGGAGTTTTCTTTGCACTTAAATAAAAATAAAAGTCTTTATTCTTAGAAAGTACCGTGTTACATGGAGATATGGATAGTTTTGATATTATTCAATTTGTTCAAAGAACTGTAAACGAGCGCAAAAGTTCGGTACTTGGTGTGCTTGAAAGTAATGGTATAAGTTCAATGGAACAATATAAGGAACTAATGGGTGAATTAAACGCCTTAAATTATATAGCACAGGAACTCTCGGGCCTGCTAGATAAACAGGAGCAATTAGATGACTGAAAAAGAGGTTGATCTTTCTCGAATAAAAGAGGGTCTTAGTGATTTAGAAAAAGCGTATGTTTCTACACAAGACCGCGTACTTGACCCCTCTCTTATAGATAAAACGCTACTAGAACGTATGCCGAGTCCTACAGGATGGAGAATGCTTATCCTTCCCTATCGAGGAAAAGGAAAAACTGTTGGCGGCGTTTATCTTCCCGATAGTGTTGTAGAAGAATCCAATGTTTCTACTGTCGTAGGTTATGTTCTTAAACAAGGAATATTGGCCTATGGAGACAAGGAAAAATTTCCGAATGGTCCTTGGTGCAAGGAAAAAGATTGGGTGATCTTTCCGCGCTATGCAGGAGCTAGATTTCGTATTGAAGGTGGCGAAGTACGTATTTTAAATGACGACGAGGTTTTGGCGACTATCCAAGACCCCGAAGATATTTTATCTTTTTAGGAGAAAACAATGGCTGGTACAAAACATGAAGCTGATAATGGTGAAGTAGAGTTAGATTTTGGTGAAACCGAAGGGGCAGAAGTAGAAATAGATGCTCCTGAAGATAATAAAGAAGAACCTGTAGTAGTTGAAACTGTTGAAAAAGAAGCTGCTCCTGAAGACAATAAAGCGGAACAGGAAGAATACAGCGCTTCTGTTAAAAAACGGATTGACCGTTTAACTAAAAAAATGCGGGAAGCCGAACGCCGTGAGCAGGAAGCAATTCGTTATGCTCAAACTGTTCAAGGTGAAATGCAATCAACCAAAAACCGTATGCAAGCCTTAGACCAAGGTTTTGTAAACGAGTATGGGTCGCGCATTGCAGCGGAACAACAGCAG